CGTTTGAGCATGGCGATATTGGCCTCGCCCACATCCGAGAGAGTCATAGCACCTTGATTCGCCGCGTCCTCGAAAATCTTCATTGCGGATTGGAAGTTGGGGTCTGCCTGCGCACTCCTCATCTCGACGATGTGTAGAGCATCGGAATACTTCATTTTAGGATTATTCTTCATCAAATCTGGAATGTCGTTCCTAGTTAGGTATCCAGGCTGTGATCCAAGACGCGCCACAAGTTCGTAACTGTCCTCTGCGGCCTGCTGCCTTGTCAACGCCCGCTCTTGCAAGTTGCTGGACCGAATCTCTGCTATCTGCCGCTTGCGCTCCATCTCAAGTGCGCTTATTCCACGAGGAGACAAACCCTCTTTCCCAAGAGATGTTACCTGAGATTCGGACATCTTCATCACGTTAGGAACGTACTTGGAAATGATGTTTTGGTCTTTGTCGCTCTGTTCTTTCTCCCACTCCGCTCTCTGGCGTGTGACCTCCTGCTGCAACTTCTCGCCCATTACACGGTCAGGTTTCCCATCAGGAGTAACGGCTCCTATACTCTTGAGAAAGTCACCATCATCAACAGCGTTCTCTCGCGCCTCGTAATCGCCCTTCCCGTTGTTCGTATACGGGAACTTTCCGAAAGCATCGTGCATATTGTTGAGAACGCCATTCAAGTCCTGCGCTCCGGCCATCTCTGTAAGTTCACGGTCCTTATGCTCCGCTGCCGTCAGAGTTGTGTTTCTTTCGGCCAAGTTCATGCCGTCCACCAGAGGACCGTTCCCGCTTTTGAGTTGGGAGATTACCGCTTGCCGGTCAGCCGGTTTAGGACTGTTCGCCAGCGCCCCAATCGTGTCCATCTTGGAAGCCTTCAGCCACTTGTCGTAATGCGCGTCGGCCTGTTCCTGAGTCATAGTTCCATGCTTGACCGATGATGCAAGCAAAATCCTCTCATCGTTTTCAGCCATGGTCGTATCGCCGCCAGCGGCAGCGGCAAGCACGTAATCTCCGCTGTACTTTGTGCCCAACATATCGTTCGCGGCCAGATCGTTTTCCGTGGTGACTTTCGCTTGCCTCACAGTCGCCAAATCCTGTATGCCTATGCTTTTATGCGCGCCGTAAAACTGCAACGCTCTGGACACTTTCGGATTCTTCTGTGAATTTACAGCCTCTTGCGCTTGCTCTTCAAAGCCCCGCTGAATGTCTTGCATCTGCTCTGGGGTAGTTGCCTTCCCTATCGCGGCGTGTGCATCAGCTTCGAGCTTATCTATTCCCACTTCCCCCATCTTTACATCTACTGTCTCTTGCGCCTCCTGCAATTTCTTGGCAACCTGGAATCCATAATCCGCCACGCTGCCCATTTGCTCCGCAGCATTCGCCATTGCCGCGCCAGGTTGACCGGCAATACGGGGGTTCATCTCCGGTTTAGGAGTCAGTGTGGGGGCTACGGATTGAGGAATCTCTGGCATACTAAAACCCCGGTACTTGGTCTAGTGGATTGTTAACAGGGCGGGACGAAGAGTTCATCGACGTTGCGGCCGTCATCCCCGCCTTCGACAGCCCAGAAATGGCGGTGCTGATACCACCTATTGTCCCTGACCACGCCGCCACCTTACCGTAGTACCTTTGCAGAGCCGCTTGCTGATCTCCGGCCTGCGCTTCACTCATCTGTTCTTTACCACTCTGCGCGGCAGTGTGCGCCATCATAAGCAAGGGAGAACCGGAAGCAATATCAACACCAGCGCGTGAGTAAGCCGTCGCCTGTTTCCCTATGAGGTTGGAATACTTCGCCTCAGAGGTCTGCATCTTTCCTTGCGTCTCGTCAAGCGTGATCTGTGCATTATAGTCGTCCGCCGCTTTAGTCTCTTGCCCGGACTCGTACTGTCCGTAACCGGACGCAATGCCGCTAAATGCTTCGTCTCCGGCGAATAGCATCATCAACGAACTAGGGTCCATCAGCCCTCCTCGGCCACGGAAAGCCGTGGGGTGACACTGCGCAGGCAGAACGGGAAAGGATCGCTATGCACAATTCTGATTGTACCTTCATCGGCCCATTCGGAGTCCAGATCGTTGATTACGTTGCCGGTAAAGAGAGTTGCCGGACTTCCGGGCGGAAGCGGGTTCGGAGTACCCTGCGTGTAGTCAATGTTGTAGAGATGCGCTGAGTCCGGTCCCACCATGCCGCCGACCGATTCAAACATCGAAAGATTGACGCGAGTGAACTTCTGCCTCTTGCTCTTCGAGGTATTCTTCTGATCGCCGAGGACTGGATTCATGGGTTCAATAGTGGATGAGTAGGGAAGCCCAATGGTGATCTGGTTGGCGTAGGAGCCGAAAACAACTGCGTCATCCGTCACAATCCCGGTGTAGATTACCGCCTCATCCCCAACCGCCGTGACGTTCTGGCCCATCAGATAGCTCATTCCGGTAACTTGGTTCGTCACCTGTTCAACCGTTCCCTCTCCTGTGTAGACTCCGAATGTGGTTGAGTCGCTACCTTGAAGCTGGAAGGTATCGCCGCTCACGTTGGCCACGGTCCATGCCTGCAAGGGATTCGTGTTCACCTGCGTCATGCCCTGAGCGTTTGCAATGGCTATCGTCTGCCCATTCACGAGCGTGTGACCTGGCGCTGTCACTACGGCGGGAACCGCATTGGTTATCCCGGTGATATTGAACGGCCCGACTCCCTGCCATTGGAGGCCGCAATTCACGAAGAAAGCGTTCGACAACTGGCCGAACAATTCTTGCGGCATGAAGTATTCCACATACCTCTGCGTTACGCCGTTGATTGTCCGGTTGACCACTACCACGATCTGATCTTCTTGATTCTGCCCGGAAATAACAGCTACGGACTCAATCAATCCATCTCCCATGTTGACTCGAAACCATGCGTACACCTGATCCTGCGTGTTGAAGACGAGGCCAATCAACTGGCCATCATTCCTCACAGCCCAGTAAATCGGGTATGGCTCCATCTGAAACGCCGTTTGAGCGATTCCCGACATTGCCGCCGATGTGCCGATGGTGATGTTTCGGTTGAGACGAGTCAGATCGGTATTGTCCCACTGATTCGTCACAAAGTTGTACGCCAGAAACGTGACAATCCGCGAAGACCGGCTGACGAAAATTGCCGAGCCGTTCACCACTTGAGGCTGTAACGAACTTACGCCTCCAGAACTTTGAAGTGCCGCACTTACATTGCTCTGACTCAATGACGAAGATGTACCCCCACTTACAACCCAGACACCACCTGAAGTCCCAATAACCAAAGCATTCGGAGTTCCCACCATATTGAGAAGCTGATTCACTTGATTCGAAACAAGGGTATACTGAAATGCGTAATCGTCCTCGTTTGGATCGCAGATAAAGTCAGGGTAGTCGTCTTGGACGGAACCATTCAACTGAGTTGGATTGTTTTCACTTCCTCCTACGCAGAGACGTTCCTGATATAGAGTTCCGCAAGATGGGTAATCTCCCGTAGCGGCAAACATTGAAATGACCTGTACTGCGAAACCTCCGCCCGTGTATTGAAGATAGCTGGAAGCGTCAATGCTTGCTCCGGTGTTCGGGTCTACAGGCGTGAAGTACCATCCGGTTACGCTCGGAGTCGTTACCGTTCCTGAAGAATCAACTAACCTTACGGTTACTGAACCGTAAGCCATTCCAGGGACCAAGAACTCTCCTTCGTTCAGCTCTACCATCCCAGAGCATTCATTGATGTAAATCCTGCTTCCGTTCTGGAATGGTTGAGACGAGACGCTACTGGCCAACACAACTACGCAAGGATTCGCCTGAGAAATCTGGCTGACGTTCTGGCCGAGCGCGGAGTATCCCGTCTTGACAACATCCGAAGTTCCGCGATACGCAGGTTCTCCCGTCTGCTGGCCGGGGAGAGTTAGGCTGTACTGCCATGAATTCCCACTCGATCTCTGAATCATTCCTGGCGGATAGTTTGGGTGGAATATCCACAGAACATCCGCGCTTTGAGTGCTGCAATCGAGATCAAACAAATCAGATTCAAGGTATGGAGTTGCCAACTGAATCGAAATTCCTGGAACATTTACCTCAGTCCAATACGACGCATTCGGGATGTCCGCAGGATTGAATGGGAACTGATCGTATTGGTTGGGAGTGACACATGAGGCAACAAGATTCACATTGCTCCATGTGGCTTGATTGGAAGATGGAGCGGTGATCCACGGAGCAGTATAGTAAACCGAGTCGGGCGTAACGGTCCATAGGACAGTGCTGACATAATTGCTGCTTCCAATGTTCAGTGATACAAGAGATCGGATTGCCGACTGAATCAAAGTGGATGCGTTATTTGCAGCAGTCGTGTTCGCCAATGAGATACTAATCCCCTGATTTGGCGACGTTCCTGTTGCCGTTACGCTCAACACATCAGAACTGTTGACTGTCACAATGATTGGAACTGTGTATGAGTTAGACGTTCCGTATGGGGAACAGATATATAGAGTGCCGTGCGACGGCTTGACTATGCTGGCAAATGGTCCAACATTCACCGTGTTGCCATACACGTACGCCGTCTGGGGGTTATAGTTCGACCCTAGAGATGGTGAGTTCAAAATTGAAGCCGTGCACGTCCCATAGCTTCCGGTAACACTTGCGGTGGGTGGCGTTACCCCCCCTGAACCGGCGCTGACAGTTACCTTGAACTGTAGGGTATTGAGGTTGGACAAGCCAGATAATCCAAAGTTGTAGGTTCGGCTATAGGAGTCTGTCTCGCTAAAACCCCAACCTCCAAAACTAATCCACGTTGCTCCGCTATCGATTGAATATAAATAGGTTACTGACCCTCCACCTCCGCCATTCGATCCCCCAGATACCGACCCATTCGCATTCACCGATACGGATACCTGAATGCTCCCAGTCACAGGGACGGAGGAAAACCCTGAAGTTGTTGCAGAGTTTGTCGAGTTTCCTCCAGTAATAGAAGTGGACGCGCTAGTGCCCGGAATAGACCAGCTTCCTCCTCCTACTCCGCTTCCGCTTCCGCTAAATGGAACCTGCAAAGCCAATCCGAGTGACCAACTCCCCTCAGTCGCACCTTCCCAGATGCGAACCATTCCGGCAGACAATTCTAGAATAGCTCCTTGGTCTGTCGAGAACTGGAACGGAACAAGGCGGCTCATTCCATTGCTGGCCGTCTGCATGGTTGTAGAGACAACAGTCAGAGACGCGCTGATCGTATAGTTGCCCACGCCACCCGTCCCTGTGCCGTAGGCGATCACTAGAGCAGTAAGTGAACCCTGGGAGTCATAAAGCTCCTGTCCGATCTGTATAACGCCATAATTGACCGCTGTGACAGTCATGGTGGTGCCAGCAATCGACGCAGTGAACATTGCTCCGCCATTCTCCGTCGTCCCGGCGAAGTACGTTCCCGGCATCTTCTTCGCTCCGCCCTCCACCAGCGGGACAAAATTTTCTAATTTTTTACACGCGCTCCCGTACTTAGATAGGTCCGATCTATCTGAAACTAAACCACTTACCTCGCCCGTATTCAGAGAATTAATTAGGACGTTGGCATTCATCGATGCGCCCCCCACGGCCCGAAGGAGCGCCCTGCATGGATGAAGTTGTAATTCCCGGCCTCATCCTGCAAATAGTCACACTCTTGCTGGGCCGCTGCGGAGTTGAGAGTCGTGTAGTACATCTGCATCATGCTCTTGGCTTTGTTCTCATCCTCTGTTATCGCCAGCGCCAGTTCACCCGCCAGCCGGTATGCAAGGCAGTTCACGAATCCGGGGAGCAACTGCGTAAAGTCCGTTATGAGCCGGATGTAGTTGATGATGATGGGACGGGCGTTAGCGTAAGTATTGCACCACGGATAGTTGGTCAGGAGGTTATTGGTGTACGACACCCCATCGGCGCTCAGAACCGCTTCGATGATGTAAGGCACGGCCTCGTGCGGGTGTACAGGAATATCACGGTGGCGGAACCACCCATAACCATCACCGCCCCAACCCCACTCTGCTGCATCGGCAATGCGGCGCTCTTCCGGTATCTCCCTGGGGCGAACCAGCCTCAGATAATCTGCTGGCAGAGGATAGGCGTACCTATATCCGCCCTCTGGAAATTGCGCGTTCTGCTGTAAGGCGACCCGCGTCTTGGCGAACTTCCATTCGCGCTCGCTCAAAACTTCCTGCAGAATCATGTCCCAAACGACATTTACCTTGATAGCGTTGGGGGTTTGTTCTGTCAGGGAGCCAATAGTACCCCGCGCCCCGATGCGCTGCAAGGCCATGTTTGCTACGCCAACTTGGCTATAGTTCATCGAGGCTCCATAAAAAAAAGGGGAACGAGGCATTGCCCCGCCCCCCGGTGAATGGTGAACCGTACTAAGCCGCAGCCAGTTCTTCTATTCGCGCCTTCTTCGCAGCGCGTCCCTTTGCGAGTGCCGCCGCGAGTTGAGCTTTGCGCTCGGCAGTCATCGGCACCTTGCGCTTGTCGGGCTTGACCGCCTTGGCCTCGACAATCTCCTTGACTGTCGCCGTAGCCACAGCCACAACAGGCTCATCTCCCGGCTTTGGGGCGCGTCCCTCATGGCCGGGATACTGGAAAAGCCAGTCGCCTCTAAGTGTCTTCAAGGTAGCCAGTTGGCTATCCGTGTCGATCTCATAGAGGC